TAATTCAAACTGTTCAACCTTCAGATGGTTCACCATCAATTAAAACATATATGGGCAAGAGGGTTATTGTTGATGATGGATGTCCATACAATAGTGAAACTGGTGTATTTACAACCTACATCTTTGGAGAAGGTGCAATTGCATACGGTAGTGGTAATCCAGTAGGATTTGTAGCAACAGAAACAGATAGAGATTCACTTGCTGGAGAAGATTACTTAATCAATAGAAAGACATTTATATTACATCCAAGAGGAGTAGCATTTACATCAGCAAATGTTGCAGGGTCATCTCCAACAAATGCAGAATTAGCAACTGCTGCAAATTGGAACAGAGTATATGAGAACAAGAACATTAGAATAGTAGCATTTAAACATAAGATATGATAATAAGGCAGGTTTAACCTGCCTTATAAAATTTTAATAGGAGTGGTATAATGAGTGTAACAGCATTCAATAGAGTAAGAAGATTAAGGAGTGAAGAACAATGGCACTCACAGAAGGAATTGACAGCTTCTGCACACTTGAATGGGCAGAAGAATATTTTAGAGGGAAACTCTACTGCGACGAATGGACAGGATCAGACCAAGGAACAAAAGAAAAGGCTCTCAAAGAAGCAACAAGACGAATAAATAGACTAAGTTTTAAAGGGACAAAAGCTGAACCAGGGCAGATACTTCAATTTCCAAGGATAGTAGTTGGTGTTGGACAAAAAATAGGCTTTTTTGGAGTAATTGAACAGCCTACAATTCCAGACGAAGTTAAAGCCGCAACTTGCGAAGAAGCTTTAGCATTACTTAAATATGGGAATAGTGCAAGGACTAAAGCACAAGAACAGAATGTAGTTAGAGTGACTTTTGGTGATGTATCAGAAGAATATAAAGGGTATGGGAAGCTACTTAGTAAAGAAGCATTAGAACTATTGAAGCCTTATATTGCTGGGGCGGTGGTGATTAGATGAAGGATTATTTTAATCAAAGGGTTAAATGGTATAAAAAAACAGGTAACAATGCCTATGGCCAACCTGTATATGCTCCAGCAGTTGAAGTAATGTGTAGGTTCCAAGGTGGAATGAAGCTTATAAAAGACAAACAAGGAAAAGAATCAATATCACAAGGTATATTTTATATGTCAGAAAAAGTAGGACTTGATGATAAGCTGGAATATGAAGGTAAACAATATAATGTTATGAATTATTCAGACACCGTTGATTTGGACGGTGTTTTTCTTTTTAGGAAGGTGTGGGTATAATGAGTGATTATAAACTTGAATGGAAAGGTAATTTAGCAAAAGAAATAGTGAGAGAAGTAGCAAAAAAAGCCTTATTAACTTGTGGTGCTGATTTGCAAGGTAAGTCAGCAGAACAATCTCCTATTGATACAGGAGATTTAAAAAGAAATTGCAGTGTAAGTCCAATTCAAGATAATAATGGAGAAATGACTGTAATGGTAGGTTATGATTTGCCTTATGCACGAAGGCAGCATGAGGGATTGCATTTTAAACATCCTAAGGGTGGAAAGGCTAAATATTTGGAAGACCCATATAAAGAAAATGTAAAAAAATATGAAAAGTATATTGCTGATAAAATAAAACAAGTAATAGGTGATTAAGATGCTTTTAGATGAAATAGGAAGTTACCTTGAACAAAAAGGAATAGGGGTAGTTGGAGAAGATGTATTTTTTGCTCAAATTCCAGAAAACCCAGATAATTTAATAGCTATATTTGAAACAGGAGGTTATGAACCTGAACTATTATTCGATAAGGCAATTGAATATCCTACTTTCCAAATATGGGTAAGAGGCTTAGGTTATGAAGAAACAAGAAATAGAATACAAGAAATATTTAAGCTTCTAAATGGCAATACAGATATATACCCACTAATTAAAGCAATGCAAAGTCCTGTTAGTTTAGGATTAGATGAAAATAATAGGTGGGAATTTAGTGTGAATTTTAAGGTGTTTAAGGAGGTATAAATTATGGCGATAACAGGAAAAAGCGGACTTGTTAAAATAGGAACTAACACAGTAACAGAAATTCAAAACTGGAAACTTGACCTTGAGGCAGACCTAAAAGAAACCACAAACTTTAGTTCAAACGGATGGAAAACTCAAATTGCAGGTATCAAGTCTTGGAGTGCATCCGCAGAAGGAACATGGAATGTATCATCAGATACAAATGGACAAAAGGCACTACAAGACGCATTATTAAACGGTACTACTGTATCACTTGAATTGAATGTCAACGGAACTAACAAATACACAGGTACAGCATACATTAAGAAAATATCAATAGACGAACAAGTAGATGATGCTGTAAAGTTTAGCGTCGATTTAGAAGGAACTGGAGCATTATCTTATGCTTAATAATTGAGAGTTAGGGGTTATATCCCTAACTCTTTATTTTTATATGGAGGTGGCATTATTGTTAATAAAATATATAGGTAAGGATGAATATATAGATTTAAATTTAAGGTTTGCAGCAAAAGAAGGTGACATCATAGACATTAATGATGAAGAAGGACAAAAATTAATACAAACAGGTAAATTTGAAGAATATAAGCCCAAGAAAGAAAGGAGGGCATAAAAATGGCTCTAATAGGTAAAGTAGGAGCTATATATATAGCAGATGGAACAAGTACCGCCTTCACAGATGAAGCTACAACTAAAGACGCTTCAAATACGATTTATTATATTACAAATAGAACAAAAAGATATTGGGACGATAGTTACCCTATTACTGTAAAGAAGAACGGTATAACCATTACAAGTGGTTTTATAATACACCACGCAGGTGGTTATATAATATTTGACACCGCTAATAGTGGAAGTGATGTAATAACTGTTAGTGGTAAATACTACACACCGACACAATGTGCAACATTCTTTAATTGGAAGGTTGACATTGAGCAGGATTTAAAAGAAGTTACTACCTTTGCATCTAACGGTTGGAAGGAGCAAATACCTGCCGTTATAGGTTGGAGTGCAAGTGCTGAAGGTTATTGGGCAGACAGTACATTCTTTGACAGATTAGGAAGTAGGTTTATTGTATCTTTATATGTTGATAGTACAACTAATAAGGTATATGAAGGCTATACAATTATTAAAAAATGCAGTGTCGATACACCATGCGATGATGTAGTGAAGGAAAGTATAGACTTTGAAGGTACAGGAATATTAGTATATCATGAATAATAAAAGGGAGGTTTAATATATGAGAGTAAAAACAGTTGAATTTGCAGGAAAGAAAATCACAGTAAGAGAGATGAAAATAAAGGAGCTAAACGCATTAGCTGATAAATTAGGAGTTGAGTTTGATAAAGTATTTAAAGCTGAGAATACAGACGATGTAAAAACAGCTTTAATTACAGCCCTAAAGGATAATCTACCAAAAATATTTAATGAAGTAGCAGAGGGCGACATTGACGAGGCTTACCCTTCTGAGATTGAGGAACTGATTGGAGCATTTATAGATGTAAATTTTTTCGGAGTAAAGAAGGTACTTACTTCTATGGCTCAATTACAAGCGAGATAATTTTTATTTTTAGTAGAATAGGCTATAAAAGGGCAGACATAGAAGATTTAACATGTAGAGAATGTTATGAGTTATTAGAAATGATACAAAAGCAAGAGCAGATTGACTATATGAAAGACCTAACTAAGTTTGCATGGTTAGGGCAAGTTATAAATGCTATGTTTGGAGGAAAGAACGACCTTTATAAAGAGGTAACTAAGGCTTATGATAAATTAGTTACCTCTTTTATTGAAACAGAGAGCACACAAAATACTGTAATAGAAGAGTGGAGAAATATAGCACAACAGAGAGGCTTAAAATACACTTCAAATGAGGAGGTGAAAAGATGAATGTAGGAGAATTGTTTGTTAAGCTAAGTGCTAATTTAACAAGGTATGAAAAAGATTTAGAGACTGCACAGAAAAAAGCAAAAGAAACAGGAAATAGTATCAGCAATATATTCAGAAATGCAGTATCTTTTACAATAGGACAAGGAATGTTTGAACTAATTAGACAAGGGATAAAGAACGCTTGGGATACATCGATAGGATTTAATTCACAATTACAAAATAATAAAATAGCATTTGAAAGTTTATTAGGAAGTGCTGAAAGTGCGAATAAAAAGATAAATGAATTACTAAGCTTTGCCGCTAAAACACCGTTTGAAACAGCAGGGTTATTTGATGCCTCTAAAAAAATGTTAGCAATGGGTTTTAGTGCCGATGAGTTATTACCTTCATTAAAAGCCATTGGGGATGCAATGGCAGGTATGGGACAAGGTACTGAGGCAGTCGACGGGGTTATAATGGCACTTGGACAAATGAGAATGGCAGGGCGAGTAAATGCACAGGATATGCTACAATTAGTTAATAGGGGTGTACCTGCTTGGCAAATACTTGCCGATGCTATGGGAAAGTCGACAGCAGAGGTTAGAAAAATGTCCGAACAAGGTTTAATACCTGCTGAATTTGCTGTAAAAGCCTTAATCAATGGTATGGAACAAAGGTTTCCTAATATGATGTCCAAAATGGAGAATTCATGGCAAGGGGTAACTTCAACTATAAAAGATATTTGGCGACAATTCATAGGAGAGGCTACAAACAATCTATTTGAGGGCATAAAAGGTTGGTTAATTGGAGTTAGGGATTTTTCAAGTGAGTTTTATAACGCATTTAAACAAGGTGGTTTAGGTAATGCTATAAAGCAAACATTAGGAACAGATGCATTTGTAGTCTTTGAAATGATAAGAATTTCAGTAGCAAGTGTAATTAATGTCTTATCAACAATGTTTAACCTAATTAAAAGCCACTGGGGCATATTTATGCCATTTGTAATGGGAATACTAATGTTTGCAATGTCGGCTAAAATAGCTACCACAATAATATCAATTGCCACAGCCGTAACTAAAGGCTGG